ATCTAATGCTGATTTTTGTGGGTATAATTTTCTACTTTTTTTGATTCTTTTTATGGTACATTCTTTGCATTCATAAGAATATGATGAAGGAACAGATCCTCTATCTTTTCTAGTTCTATAAAAAGAGTCGATTAAATTTTTTATTTGACCGCAAGATCTACACTTTCTATCGTTTAATAGAAGATGACCTAATCTTATTTGTCCATCTAAGTCCATTAGACATAATCCCACATATAGGACATATCACCATATTCATCAGAAAACCATCTGTCTCCATCAGAATCTACAAAACTAGAATTATCTAATCCATCAACAACAAAACCAAATGGTGACATATCTTGTTCTATTTGATTTTTTTGCTCTTCATACAATCTCTTTCTAATATCTTGATCAGTGAGTTCTTTAAAGTAATCTTGTGCAACTAGCCATGCATAAATTACAAGACACATTGCAAGGTCATCATTACATCCATCTTCAGCTTCAAATGAATTGTTTTTCTGTATAAAGGTTGTTAACTCTGCTATGATTTCATAATCATTAAAAATAAGTTTATCTTCCTCAATTAAAGTTTTTAAATTCAGTGAACCAACTTTTTTTACAGTTTTGGACATCTTAACGCCAAGTTGCGTTTTCTTACCAGAAAATCCTTGCCCAACAATTTGACCAGCTCTACCTCTCATAGAACACATGAGGACATTTTGATATTCTAAATCATAATGCAATAAAGATGCTACCTGATCACCTATATCATTTACCTCACAAAGAATGTATGCGCGGTTATAATTTTTTGCTACTTCATAAATGATATTTGGAAATAGCATTGGTTTAATCTCATTGTTTCTATATTTTGCGACAACTTTATGTGGAAATTCAGTTATATCAACTACGACAAAAGCTGAATAGTCCTCACTGACTCCTCTTGCAACGTCAACTGTAATAATATAGTCGTGTCCTTGAACCACGTCCTCATAAACATCTAGACCAGCATTCCTTTTTATTGGATTATCATACACTAAATTTCTCAATTTGCTTGGCGCAATTAGTGTATCGACTGATCCTAAGAATTCACATTCAAACTCAATTTTGAATTGTTGTTCTGAAGTGTTGTTAATTGTTTGTTCTTTCCAGGCAGCGTCTCTTCCAGGAACTTCTGACCAATGAACATCAGTTGGTACGTATTCATTTTTTCCCTTTTCCGCATCATGCCACATTCGGTAGAAATGATTCATACCGTGTGGCGTAGATACTACAATAACCTTAGTATTTTTACCAGATGAAATTGTTGGGTATACGGATGCAAAGAAATCGTCAGCAATATGATTTGGAACGAAAGCAAATTCGTCCAAGAACAAGATATTAAATGACATACCTCTTACTGCTGATGCAGAAGTTGAAGCAGCAAGTATTTTTGATCCGTTTTCTAATTCAATATTTCCTTTATTCCAAGCAATAATTCCCTGCTGCATCCATTTTGGTAAATTTTCATATGCTGTTGCAAGTCTACTTAAAAGTTCTCTAGCAGTTGCAGCCTTGTTTGCAAGAATACCAATATTGACACTATCGTTAAAAATTAGATAATGTAAGAGATAAGAAACTACAGTTGTAGATTTGCCTGTCTGGCGAGGCATTTTACAAATGTTAAATCTATGTTTATGAAAGTTATTAATTAACTTTTCTTGAAAGTGGTATGGATGAAATTGAGTTAATCCCTCATCAAGAGAAACAATTTTAATATAATTATTTGCAAAATAAACTGGATCATCTTTACACTTAACAAATTCTAAAATTTGTTCCTGACTAAATTCAATTTGAGTATTTGCTCTTTTTAAATTTGGATTGCCAAGATATACATTATCAGTCATAAAAGTTACCTTTGTTCAATCCAGTTCAATACTGCAAGTGCTTTTTTGTTGGTATTTGGAGATGCACAAGCAAGTGTATAAGTGTCACTAATTGTTCCAATGCCACTTCTACCTAACTGAAGTGCTGCTTTAATATCAAGATCAACTAACGCACCACTACCATTAATTACAAAACCACTCAAAAGATCACTTCCACCAGATACTGCAGTTTGAGTGATATTATACTGCATAAAGGAGTTTGGATCGGGATGATTTACCCAAGTTCCTCCAGTCAGTGTTGCATTTTGTAGAAGTTGCCAATAAACATTCGTATTGTCATCAGTTGCTGCCTGTAATGATCTCAAGAGCATTACACCAGTTAGATTATTGGATTTTAAACGAATGCTTATAATTGGATAGAATGTATTTGCTGATGCCATCGTTGTCCCTGTGATGGGATTTGATATGCTCAAAAGAGTTCCGAGTTTTTCTGGTTCTCCTTCCTGAATAAGAGAATTAGAACCCTGATACATGTAATGAGTTCCTGCAACACCAGTTACATTTTCTATCTCAAGTCTAATAGGCAAGAAAGGAGTGGAACACCAAACTCCTGGGTTGGTATTTGCATTATCAAAAGTATGAGATGCAACAGTCTCATTCTTCATTAACCAAGCAAATTGAATTATACCTGCACCATACCATTCATAATTGATGGAAATCATTTGTTGTTTTGTTGGATCTGCAGTTACTCCAGTCCACCCATTACCATCAAACTTCTCACCATTCCATTCATCTCTGTATACTCTGGTTTCTGTAACAATTCCAGTTACACTACTACGGAGCACATAAGAATATGTTCCTCCATCATCCTCAAAATAAACACCGTTGTTTTCATCAAACAATCCAAATCTTCTACGAATACCTACTTTTGGTTGTTCTAGACGAACTGCGAATGCGAGTGTTGCACCTCTGCCAGGAATGTATCTCATCACATTCTTGGTTTGGCGAATTACTTTGCTTCCTGTAGTGGAACCAACTTGCATTATAACATTACTGGCATTTGCATTAAATGTTGCAGTTCCAACTCCAACTACTCTTTCATCCCATACATCAGTCTCTTTACCATACTGGAAGGTGTTGAAGAATACTGTTTGATAAGGAGATATTTTGAATCTGTTGTTGTTGGTAAATTGAGGTCTCCAGTCTGTCTGGTTTCCCCAGTGATCTGCGATATTATAAACTTCAAATAAAGATCTTTCTTGATTTAGAAAGTCTTGTTCGTTCTTATTCCATATAGCCATAAATTAAATCCACTCTAATTTTCCTGGATGATATCGTTTTGCGTTTTGAATATTAAAATTCTTTTCTTCCGCAGGATAGATATTATGGACAATTGCTCCAGGATAGTTTCCTTGAAGTTGTTCTCCTAATTCCTGTTTAGATGGAACTCCTGTTTTTGTGACAAGTTCAAGTCTATATATGCTGCCTTGCCACATAACATCGGCAACGTAACTTTCCCCCACTTGCTGAGGTTGTTCTGGTTGTGAGTTGATGTAGAGATTTCCGTTGAAATCTCCTGAGATGTTTACTGACTCAGATAGAAACTGTTTGAAACTTTTCATTTTAATCACCACTTAACCTTGTTTGCCCAGTATGCTGCAGACATTGGACCTTTATCAATGTTTTTTGCATGTCTTGTTTTAAATCTTTTACGTCGACTTGCATATTCTTTAGATTCTCCTTCTTTTTTGGGGGAACCTTTTACACCTCTTTGCCCAAAACGAATAATTTTTTCTTTTCCATCTGAACATGCCTTGACAACATGAGATTTGCCAGTCAGAGAATCACCAACTGCTTGTGCTTTTGGTTTATTGCATTTCATTTTATCTTTATCAATTGATTCTGCAAATGCTTGGAGAATTTGCTCGCCTGGCATAATATTATCTGCTTTAAAGTAAGTTACCTTACCTCCTGGATAGATCTTATTAATTTGATCTTGAACTTCCCCTCTATTAGGCATTTTTGAATTTGGGAAGAAGATCTTTAATGAGTAAAAAGATCCTTTCCAGGAAACATAAACTAATAAAAGATTTCCGCGTGCAGATTTTAGGGATACTGCCTCTTCAATTTGCTCTCCCATTGGTTTCACATAATTTTTATTTGGGCCTGGTTTTGCTGCACTTCCTCCAGCTGGTTTTTCATGATGGTCTTCTCCACAGGTTATGCAAGGAGACTGTCCACACTTACAATTACACTCTTTCTTTTCTTCTTTTACTAGAGGATCTGGTTTGATAAGATCTACAAATTCTACGAAAGGATTTCCATTTGCATCAGTAACAACAACACTTTCATTTGCAGATTTCCATCCACCACCTGCTTTCTTATATTCTTTAGCAGCCCAACCATTTGCATAAGCAGAAGGATATACATCAAACTTTGCTTTTGCCTTTGCCTTCATCTTAGACCAAAGTGAAGGATTAGTGGGAACGTTCTTTTCATTAAGAACTTCTGCTTCCATCTCAAGTAAAATTTTATCTACTAAAGAAGGTTCATAACCAGCATTAACGACTCCTGTTTTAATGCTTCCTTTTGCTAATGATGGTCCAGTTGTTTTTCTTTCCGCTGCTGCTCTCTCACCCTCAGTAGATCCTCTCTGAGCAAGAGTTCTAATCTTAGCAGCACGATTTTGTTCTCTATGCTTTTTGGGATCAATTGCCGCTGGAATTGCACTTTCAGGAACACAATTAGGAACTTCTTTCTTACCCTTCTTCTTCATCCCCACTTGCTTGTAACCTTTCCAACACGCTTCTTCAATCTCGGATTCCCCGCTTTCAAGATAGTCCGCTGCAGTATCAATATAATCTGCCGCTTTGGTAATCTTTGATTGCACCCATGCCTCTAAATCACCTTCGCCTTTATTAACTTTATTCTTCAGTCTCGAAACTGCTTTAGAAATAGTTTCAAGTTCAGATCTTGCCATTGAATATTCTTCATCTTTAATTGAAACTTTATCCCATGCTTTTTCGCCATAAGCACATTCTGAACGGATTTCTCTCTTATCACAAAGCGGACAATATCTTTCCTCTTCACCACTCATATCATGCTCATGTTCTTCTGTTCTTGCTGCTCTCATATCCTGCCTTGCTCTCATCACATCATCTCTAGAAATAGCACCCCTAGTCCATGGATCCTCTGCAGCGGCTTTAACTGCTTGTGATCTTGTTAATGGTTTTGGTTTTACCGCATTTGGTTTATCCTCACCATACTTCGCAGTGGATTTTTTAGATCTGGTTGGTACATAAACCTTCCCTCCACTACCAGTTGTTCCAATCTGCTTTCTTCCTTTTATTTTATCAACTAGATCACCGACTAAACCTTCTTCAATATTATTAGAAGACATGATTGGTTTTCCTCCCTTTCCTTTGCGATTTGCTACAGGATCTGCTTTTCTTTTTCTTTTTACTGAAGCAGCAATCTCACTCTTAGACATTTTTTCTGCCTTTTCATTTGAAAGACATTTTGGTTTTGGTTCTCCAGGTTCACGCGCACATGGTCCAATTGCTTCACCTTTAGTGTTATATCTCTTCCAATTTCCTTCGGGATGATCTTTATCAAACCAGTTTCTTAGATCTTCATATGCTATTTTCTTTTTACTATGTTTAATTTCCCCTTTTTGTTTAGCAATCAATTTATTTGAATATTCCTGAGCATGGGATGTGCTAGAAACATTCTCATCTGGAATTCCTTTTTTAGCAGTATCATAAATGTCAATATCACCATCAGCATCACGATCAACATACTGAACTGTTGCATGATGAACCAACTGCTTTAAATCCAGATTTGGATCCAGCTGATGTTGTTTTTTTGGAAGATGGGGTGTTTTGTGAGAAAATTTTGGAGTTTTCATTCAACTGGTTTTGATTTTGTCTTTTCACCTTTTGCTCTCTTTTTTCTCGCAGCGCAATGGGCACGTTGAGAAAATCCTTTTGGATTTGAGCAATCAATACTCTTTTTATATTTATTAGACCAATCTTCTTGAAATTGTTTAAATGTCTTCATTTTTTGTTTGTTGTTTAAGAAGTTTTGCTAATTCTGCAGTTGAACCAACAAATAATGCATTTGTTACATTAGTTGGACCTTTTGATTGCTTTTCTTCTTCAATATCTTTTAGTTTTTTCTGTAAATCCATTAACTTATCTGTAGCATCTGCTACATTTTTAATTAATTGTCCAGCAACTTCATATGCTCTGGGCATTTCACTTTCTTGAGCAAGTTCAAGAATTCCATTAATTGCCTCTTGACCTTTTTCTATTAAAGAATATAAATTACCTCTAGTATATTCATAGTCTTTTTTTATGTGATCAGATTCTGTAGACTTTGATATTTTTTCAATCTTCTCAACAGAAGTCTCAGAAACTTCCACTGGAGAAATTTCTGAAACCTCATCATTGGAAAGTCCAAATGTTTGATTTAGGCTGTCAAAATTTTTTTTCATATCAGAAAGATGAATTGAATCCAAAATCATCACCGTAACTTACAAGCGCATCATCAGCTGCTGTTATCTTATAAATTTGCGATCCAAGTAGATGATTTGTTATTCTTGTTCCATAAGAACCTCTTGTAACATTCAATTTGTTTCCTGTTTTACTAGTTACAAATAATGTCTCATTGTCTATGGAAATGTATGATTTAACTGGAATATTTGTAGCATCGGATACTTCAAAGACTGCATCTGAAATTTGAATATCTGTCTCTAGAACCGCAACAGTTTGATTTGCGAGTGAAGTAGTTGCTTTTGGTTCTGAAGTATAAGTAACATCTCTGTTTGTAGAATTTGCACCTCCAGAAAGATATCCAATAGAAACTTTTTTGATGATATCTTTTTCGACACCAGTTGCAATTGGGCCAAACAGATAAGTTTTTGCATTGAACTTTAAAGTATAAATTAATGCTCTTCGAGTTGAAAAATCTCCCTCATAGTCATCTTCCATTGTAATACCTTCAAGGGTTATTGGAATATCTCTTTTTTCTCCAATAGTATCAAGTAAATCAACCGTAAGAGTATATGATGGTTGAAAATAAGGAACAATTTGTTCAATAATTTGCAACATATCATCATTTAATTTTGTCATTATACTCATTTCAAATTGCATGGTGTATGGAACAGGCATGTATGCCTTTCTTAAATCACCTTCAGAAGTTTTTGAAATAAATGTTTGAGTTGTTTGTAGTTTTCTAGAAACGTCATAAAATAATCCGTTAAATTCAAATGACATTCTTGGCAATGTAATTTGAACTGGATTGTTTAAATCATCTGGAGACTCTCTAAGTCTTGATAAAAACTTTTGAGTGGGACCATATGCTAAAGGAACCTTAACAACTTCGACAACATTACCACTATTGTCTGTTTTCTTTATCTGTATATTATTAAATAAGGTTCCAAAAGTTACAATAGTTCTTCTTAGAGTCTCGTGATAAAAATATTCAAACATAATTCTTAACTTATTATTTACTATTTAACAAATTTATGGTGTTCCAAATGGATTTTTCTCACTGAAATCCAGTATTTCATTAGCTGCAATTTGAATCTCATCATTTGCAGCATAAATATCTGCTCTATTTAGTTCATCCTCTGGGTCTGCAAGATTTTGCAGGGCATCTTCTGAAATAACATATGTTGCCCCAGAATCTTGTCCTATTAAAGTTTCTCCAACAATAAACTCTCCAGTAATATTTGAAACTTCAAGAAATCTTGAAATTGCATTCCAAGATTTTACTCTTGCTAATGTACTACTAATACTTCCTACAATAACTTCATTATATTCATATTTTCCAGATCCAATTAATACTGGCGATCCTATCGCAATAGTTGGTATTGCACTGTATCCCAATCCTGCATTAATAATCCTAATTTCACGTACAGATCCATTTTCAATAATGGCTCTAGCTTGTGCGGATACTGAAGATATTCCTGTAAAAGTTACAGATGGTGCATTTGCGTATCCAGATCCCCCACTAGTAACTGTAATAACACCTACAATTCCATCTCCTATAGTAGATGTTGCAGCAGCTCCAACTCCACTGTCACTGTAGAATGCAATACCTGGAGCAACTGTATATCCAGATCCTACATTAATCATTTCTATTCCCTGAACTCTTCCAAGAGTTTCGTCAACCTCACAGAAATCAACAATACCATAAATCATAGTTGCAATTCCAGATGCTGTTCTGCCTCCTGTAGGAGCAGATGAGAATCCAATAGTTGGAACTGAAGAGTAACCACTTCCTCTATTTGTCACTGTTGCAAATCTGATACCACCATTGACAATGCTTGTTATTGCAGTTGCAGTCGAACCAATGCCAATCATTTTAAGAGTTCTAATACTTGCAATATCTTCAGTATTATCGTCTATTTCTTGAATTCCAGTATCAATTACTTCATCTCCATATCTAAAGAGTTCGCACTGTAATTCATAGACATAATTTTTTTGAAGTTGATAAAAAGGTTTTTCATGCTCAACATATTTAATTTCAAAAATTCTATCTCCAAGAGGAAACCATATCAAATCTCCTTCTTTTGGTCTCTTAGATGTTTTAATATTTGGTAAACCAGAAATCAAAGGAGTTATATAAGTTTCAAATCTTTCTTTAGATATTATAAGAGTTAGGTCATCAAGTTCTTGAATTCCAAATTTAGATAAAATAGTACCTTGTCCGCCATATCCGTTAAAATTATCTACATATGCTTCTAAAGGATATGCATTTTTAAACTCAGATTCTATAACTTCTCTTATTACAGTTCTTTCTGTAATAAATTGTCTTGGTATGTAATAAACTTCAACTCCATACATTCTAAGTTGTTCATTAATAAGATCTTGTACTAGGTTCTGCTCACCCTTTGAACCCTGAAGAAAGAATGGATTTAACATATTATTATCCGATCATGTCTAGAGGTGGAAGTTCGTATGTTGATGACATCTTATCCATGATG